AATCACTCCTTTCTTACTTATATAAATATTATGAAAAGTTATACTTATCATAATTCTGATGTGGATATAAAACGTTCAATATTCTTAGTATTTATCGTATTTTTTAGAATTTATGCTTATACAGATTGGAAGCCACGTGGAAGCCACAGCGTAATCCTGTGTCCGCCGTAGACGTGACATGTTATAATATTTTCAGAACTCAAAAACAGAGTATCTGTTTTTACGGGATCAATATCATTTGATATCGATCCTATTTTTTTTATTATAAAAAGAACGGGTATTTCACCGCTCTTATTTTTTTATAATCTATTCCTATTTTGATTTTGCAATACTAATTCAAAATATTTTTTATAAATTATTTCTAACATTGAGCGAAAACAGTTTACAAATAAATTCAGTAGTTTTCTTAATGGCCAAGCCACACTCAAAATAGTGAAGTTTACAATATTAAAATTATCAGTATTTATCAGTATTCTGACAGACGAAAAATAAAAAAGTCAGTATTTATCGAATGGCCATTGCAATAAAAAAGAGCAGTAAGAATGAAATATCCTTACTGCTCAAAAATTTATTTTTATTATTCGTCACAACAAAACCAAATCCGGAATGCAATCATAGCTCTATGATACATTGCGATATCCGGTGTCAATTTCCATCCTAAATATATCCGCCATCGATAACGGTTGCTAATTGGTAGTGTGCAGTATAACATCCAGTGATTTCTTGACGACGCATAATATAGTTCATGTTCGCCGGCTTTATAGTCCGCATAGACTTTGACGCTGCCCGGCGGCACATCACATCCGAACCACTCAAAGGCAAAGCCGTATGCACAATTGCGGTAAAGCCAAAAAACACGGCAGAAATACCGCTTAATATGGTCAATCAGCGGCAGCGGAGCAATGTTAATGCTGTATTTCTTCCATCGGTTATACGTAGGTAAGATGTGCCGCTCTACACGGTAATATTTATAAAAGTCGTACCTAATGATCCTCGGAGCATATTTTGTCACGCAATCTTCAGAGTCCAAGCTGTCATCCCACGTTTGCCATAACCGTAATATGCCCGGCAATTCGCCGTTCCGGTCAGCAAACAATACGACAATCCAATTCGTGAGATAGCAAACAATCATACAGACAATTTGCAAAGGAGCGTAAATAAACCACCTCATGTCATCACCTCACCGCTAAGCCTGCGAGCAAGCCACCAGAAATCAAAATCCACAAATTCCGCTGCCTTGTTTTAATCCGTATTTTCCGTTCCGCCTCTTTCTCGTACTCGTTTAAGGATTCCTCTGCTTTCCGCAATGATTTCTGCGTCTGTGCGTTCAATGCTCTGGATATTTTCAGCTGCTCGTTGACTACTTTTAATTGATTCTGCGCTTCGGTCAGCTGCCTCTGCTGCTCGGTCAATAGCTGCTGCTTCTGCTCGCTGTGATTCGCCAGCGTCTGTAAGTTCTGTTCTAATTGCGTCAGCTCCGTTTCGGAGATTTGATACATCGCCTCTGCCTGCACATGCGAACCAGACAATGACGGCAACAAGAATAATCCCGCCGATAATAAACATATAGTAAGCCTGTTTTTTATCATACATTTTCCACCTCACCCTTTATCAGCTGTGTAATTACTAGTTAAATATGCGTCCGGTGTAGTGCCTTTGAATGCGTACCCGTTAGTAACTACCGGCGATATGTATATCTGCATGCCGCCCTGCGGATATCCTTTGCCGTTATATGTTTCGCATTTAAGCACCGCTCCAACTTTAACCGAAAAGACGCCTGATTGTCTGGCTCCTATGGAACCAACAATACGGCTTGACGTTTCTGATTGTGCTATCGTTACAGCGTTTAATACAACACGATTGACTGACGTATTCCCACCTGACGTTGCATACTGATATACCTTACTGACGGCTAATATCGTACAATCCTTTTTCGCAATAAAGTCGGTCTCATTGACAATGTCAAAATACTCATCAAAGTCTGCTGATTTATATTTAGTGACCATCTTACAAAAATGAACATTATCTTGACGGCTGATCTCGGATTCATAGCCTTGATATGCAAGATGGAATATTAATTCAGTAGATTTCCTGTAATTTTCGATAGCTTGATTGACTGCCGTTGATATTGATTCTGCAGATACAGCGTTGGCATCGATGAGTTCGATAATGCGGGATTCCGTGATTATTTCTGATTTTTTCGCATAATCAGTTAAATCCACAGTTGCATCAGATCCATCTTTCCCCGGTTCGCCCTTTTCTCCGTGCAGGGAGCGTAACCATTCTGCTACCGTGCCGTTAAATCCATTATCAACGGCTATCTCATACGCCGATTTCCCATCCCGACCAATACTGGACGGTGATATTTCGGCGGTTAAATCCTCGACGGTTGACATACTCCCTGTAAGCACGCCGGATTCAGCAATTTCTGCTTGTAATTCGTCAATCAAAATTAACCTCCTCTTCCAGTCTAAACCTATGCGGCGTAATAACTGTACAGACGTCACCGGCAACGGTAGTTAGCTGTACATCATATACATAATCTCCGTAATCAAGATTTTTAGTGTCGTCATGAGATAGCGTGATAACGCCATTAACTGCCGTTTTTTGTAGCACTTTCTCTTTGTCCGTGGTCGATTTTTTAATAGTTGATACGATAGTGTCTTTTGTACTGTCGTATACCGCATTATTGGCATAGTATATATTTAATGCGATTTTTGCGGTATCGCCACGTGTTAAAAATATGTTCTGGTTCGATATCGTCAGCATTTTACACCCCTTGCTCGAAATACCACTGCGCCTTGCCGCGCAAAATATCCCCGCCGGTGCCGTACTCGTCGCCATCATGCAGAATCTGTAAATCCCAACGGCAATCTCTCTCGCCAGAGTATAGCCCGTACCCGTCAATGTCCGCCGCTTCGCCGTGCGTCATAAAATGCTCGGCGTCAATCGGATTCTCAAACACTTCTGCAATAGCTGCGGTCATTTTGGACAGTATCTCAATTTGCGCATCTGTGGGCGGATAATCGCCCAAATCATCAGGCTTGCCGGCATAGCAGGCACACAAAGCAATAGCAATACTGCCCGTGTTCCTGTGCCACGTGGCTTCAGGTACCTCGGTAATGGGTCTTGTATTGATTATTTCCCCGTCTCCGTCGATACAGTAATGATAATCATTAAACGTAGTAAAGTATCTACCCGCCGTCCAATGATAATATGTGACGACGGGATACGGGAATTGATAAAAGTAATCCCTGTTATCTTTAAGTTCCTGCTTAAATTCAGACATATTCATTTGCGTTCCTCCTTGATCGGCGGTACAATCGGCGGTTTCGACTTCTCTTTTTTTGCCTCTTTTTCAGCCGCGTCCGGTCTGCCGTCATGATTTTTATCAACTAAAAACACAGATACAAAAGTAAAAGCCCCGACAACTGCCGGAGCTGTAAATTCCTTGAAAAATGAAATTAAAAGCTGCGTATTAGCAACGCCTGTCCGCCACCAATCATGTAACCATGCCGTCAATATCATTAAAAACAATATGATCAGTCCAATGCCGTATACATAGACAATCTGCATTGACGTTTGTATTTTTTGACGCGCAGTAGGCAGATATGACACAGCTTTAGTCCACAATGCTTTTAACTTTGCCTGCATACTACCCCCTAACCGATTTAATAAATCTGATAAAAGCGTGTCCGATTTTAATTATTTCTGCGTCCAACATGTTTAATTTCTCAATGATGGACGTTATTTCGCAAAGTACCGGAATGATCAAAAATGCGAAAGAAACAACGTAATCAAACCGCCAGCCAATGATCTCAACGTCCGGCAACAAGAATGACAGTACGGAAAAAGCAAACAGCACGGGGTACTGCACCGCCATTTTTAATACTAATGCCGTCCGCAGCCCTTTGCTGATTAAAAACCTGCACTTGCTGCCGTTTGGCAGCGTAACAGAACCCCAGCCGTACCAAAGGAAGGTGGTAATAATGTTGCACAGAGTATAACTCTTACCTGTGGTTTTTAAATAGTTGTTACACTCAATTGTAATGCGCAACATAACATCAGTGAACAATAGCGCAAGTGTGAAAAAGATAGTGCCTGTTATATCTACAACCGCATTTGCGGGGATAGTGCAAGTCAAACTGCCTATTATCTGCTGATATAATGATGGTGACGTGATAATAATTTCATTCAAAATGACACCTCTATTATTTGATCACAGGGATATGGGTGCTGTAAGTGATTGTCTTTAATGCTTTCAAGTCTTTTGTTGTTTCGATTGCGTTATATGCCGCCCGCCATTCTGCCCGTGCTTGTTTCATCGGCTCGTACTGCGTGGCGGTGAAAACACCCTCGATGAATTTCGTCACGTTATAGTCCGTATCTGACAGTAACTGTTTTAACTCTGCCAATTCGGCGGCTTGTAAACGAGCATATTCGATGGCGTCCAACTCTTCCTGCGTAGGCGGCAGCGGTGCCTGTAGTTTACCGTCACGATATTCATAATTACCGGCAATGGACTCTTGCCATTCATCCTCGGTTTGATTGATATATATAGCGTTCGGATAATCAGATTTTGCTTTTCTTGTGAGTTCTTCGATAGTTTCGCCGTGAACGCCCGTGACCAATGATGTGATACGTTCGCCGGATGTTTTATTATAAATTGATATGTAAGTCATATATTTTTTTACCTCTCTTAAAATCCGATAGCTAAGACTTGGCATAATGGGTTCCAGTTCATTTCAGGGAGCCATATTCCGGTTTTGTTTGTATAAGAATGCTCCGGCTGATTCCATTCGCCAACAGCATTTTCCTTGATCCACATGTTATTTTCTAAATTATTTTCTGTAACTTGCTTTCCAACATATAGTAGATTATTAAAAGCAATCGGGTAAGCGAAAAACGTATTACTATTTGCGCGTCCTCCTTGTATTATTAGACCGCCTTTTAACTTCACCCACCATGCGTTAGCGTTATTAACGTTCATACTGTCTATAGCAGTAATGTCACTCAAAAAGGCAATTGCAGACCACGGAGTGAATTGTTTATTACCAGGAGAATGGTTTGTTCGAAACCACATGCGCCCGTTGTCGTTTTCCGTGAAAATCTGTTGCACCATATTACGCGTGTCATCTATCCCGTATGGCAACGATATGATAGAACCGAATCTCTGACTGCCGCTAATATTTATACCGTTAGCCCGTGTAAGTGTCATTCTGTTTAACTGTAGTGCTTCTAAAGCGATATTATTATCCTCATCACCAGAAATGCCTTTTGTGTAGACTATATAATTGGCACTATCAGCAGTACCCGTTGTGTCCTGATTCCCTATTTTGTTCACTCCGGGTAAATCTATATCAGCAGTACCGTCAAATGATACTCCGCCTATTCGTCTTGCCGTTTGTAGTCTTGTAGCACTATCAGCATTGCCGTCTAACGCCCCGTGTACAGTCGGTACGGTTAAATCACCTGTCAGTGTGCCGCCAGATAGCATTAAAAATTTTCGGGCGATACCGGAATAATCTGCTGCATACCGCCATCGCGTCCATGCATTATTGATATACAGTCTGGTTGCCATTGATTTTAATGCGGTGTCATTCGTTACAGAATTATACATATTAGCGATATATAACTGCGCAACGGTATCCTGCATCAAAAATACGACTAATACACCGGACGTTACCATGCCAGACGGCGCACCTTGCAGGTCAAAACAGGATTCATCGATAGTATATACTCCGGCTGTCATGATTTCGTCCCATGCATGAAACATACCCGCTTTCAAGTATGTGCGTCCGCCGACGTATTCTTGAGTAAATTGGACACCGTGCTGGTCGGCGGTGGCTGTAGCAGCATTCCCCGCGATACCCGCGGCGTGAGCCGCCGGATTCGTATTATGATCATCTAATGGCGTTTTCGCAAATTTCGTCAGCGCTTTCTGTAGATTCTGCGATAATAATTGCGCGTCTTCGTCTTTCGCATCAAATGCTTGACTGGCGATAAAATCAGCTAACGCTTTACTCATCATACTAACCTGACGATATAACTTATTATGCAGAGCGGACGACGCAACGCCAGATTGCACGCCATTTGACCGCTGCGTGTGATTAGCATAATCCGTATCAGACATTACATTGGTTTTTTTTTCGTCAAATACTTTAAAATTATTATCAGCCATTCGACCATTCTCCTTTTTCGTAACCAGCGAAAACATCAGTATTTAAGTCGTACGCAAATAGCAGATTCGCAGAAATCTGCAGATTTAATCGGACGCCTTCCGGTTTCGGTATAATGTAGCCCAGTTCTATCATTTCTTTTAATTGTTCATCGCTAACGCCGACTAATGACACGTCAATCGTCATATCTTGATTGTCGCGGATCGATATTGTGATATTCGGCAGTAACGCCCGCCATCGTTCCTGCAGCGATTCAATACCGGCATCCCAATTCATTTTCGTAATCGTTGCTTTAAGCAATATACGATACAGCTTATCCGATAATACACTACTTGCGCCATTTTTCGCATTAAACGGCATTACCCGCGATCGTCCGAGATACAAGCCGATAGTATCAAGTTGCGTCCCTGCCGCTGTATCGATATTAAATGCATCCGGCATATCAAATGATATCTGCATCGGATCGTCTGTATAACTCAGCAGCATTTTCATCATTTCTGCATATTTCGGCTTGTCACGATGTTCCGACGTTATGCAGTCTAAGTAACCTTCATATAACGCCATGATTAAACGTCCTCCGCCGTGACCGTGCAGGAATTATACTGCGCAACCTGATTAAACAATATCGGGATATTCGCGACAGTCGGATTACTGCCCTTAATACCCAATTTAACATCAATGACACTAAAAGTCGGATTCGTAATATCCGCAATAGCCCGCGCCGCAATCGCCCAGATACTCGACAAGTAGACGGATTGTCCGATGGCTAAAATTGACAGATAATACTTGACGTAATCAATAATTGCCGCCTCGACTTCTTTTGTGTAGCCGGTTAGTTTCTTGACGCGGACGCGAGCGTCAATTTTAACATATGCTGGGCGGAAGAATTTGATATTCGTCACTACATTTTCGGCGTTCAGTACATTAACCGCCGTAGTTCCGTAAGTTCCGCATCCCGGAGATTTCCGGAGATAGATTGCTTTCGCAATTTCCTCATCCGCGCCGCCCTCAACAATTGCCGAAATCGAATGTCCGGAAATACCGTTTCTGTCTGTTACGTTCGTATCATTCTCCAACACAGAATAACGTGTAACACCGGAAACAGCGGCGATCGCGCCCTTTGTCGATTCAATAACCGCCTGCGACGGATTCGCGACGGAAATTGTCTGGCGTGCCCGCAATTGAGCGTCGGTTTCAATCGGCTGGCCTAATACCGCCTGCTCGTTATTCGTGACAGATATCCAGCCTTTCGTCGGTGTAACAATACCCGTGACCGATCTTGCCGGTGCCCCGACGGTACCTATTTTTTTGCATGTAGCAGTAACCGTAACCGTGCCGGACGAACCAATATCTACTTGATACGGCAATGACCACTGCACATCATTTAAATCCCGCACGATACCGCCGATAACCTGTGTTCCCGGATCACCGGTTAATGTAACCTGCACTGTACTGTATGATGCCTTCTTGCGCGTTAGTCCGTTGATTTTCACGAGCGTATCTAATGCGGTGCCGATTGCGGTTTTCGGTGACCGGTTATTATAATCCAACTCGACCGCTTGGAACGTATCGTAAATCTTGAGAGCAAAAATACTGATCATCTGGTAATCCTGGCTGTCATTGCCCAGATAGATATCCTGCCCGTAGATCTGCCGGAATCGATCCATCATGTCGTCCCGTATATCGTTATACGTCGGATAATGATATCCGGTACCGTCTATGTACGGCTTAAAATATGCCATTTATAACGTCACCTCCGATAACTGCACTTCGCCATAGTCCGTATTAACGGTGCAGGAAAACGTGTATTGCCGGGAATCGCCGTTCCAGTATGAGTGGAATTCGATGATATTTTGCACGTGCTCAGTTCTTGTTATGCGGTCACGCAGGAGCTGTTCAGCCGCCTTGATGTCGCTATGACCTAATATTTTCTGCCAGAGCGGCAAGCCGTCATTCAAGTCCTCCCACCACTCGGCCAAAAACAGTAATAGCCGGGTTTTAACCGCCTGCGCGCAGGCCTCGCGATCTGTTAAATAATTTGCCGATCCGGCTCCGAATGTATAGTCGCCGTTTTCGTCCAGTCGTCTGTATTTCATCGTGGACCTCCTGTGCTTCCGCCGCCGGTTTTGACGCCGTCGTGAACATGCGTATTCATATTGATACCGGCAACTCTAAGCGTGTCGGCTATCGTACAATTCGCAGACGTCGTTACGTTGCCGTTGATTTGCACATCCGCATTTATCGTGACCTGCCCCGGCTTGAGATCAATGAACGTCCCGCCATCCTCTGTCCGAACCTGCACGGAATCGCCGGAATATCCCGGTACCGTATGCACCTGCGACCGGAACCCGACAATTGCCATGCCGTCAGACAGATCGTGTCGGCGGCGTTCTACCTGATTCTGCACGCCGCCGGATTGCCACCATGCGTCGATGCAGGAATCGGCAAAAATCACCAAGCATTCATCACCCGGCGAAACGGGCAGCGTAATGCAATAGCCGCCGCCGGAATATACAAAAAATGGAACGTTAATCAATATCGGTAATTCTACCCATTGATACGTTCCGTTTATTTCTATTTTTTCCCGAATGGTCGGCTGCACAGATACCGTCTGCGCCGAATAATTCACCTCGGTCACAACACCGGTAATCGCAACCCGGAGAGTGCGGGAAAAATCACTCCGCTCCCGCCGAGCTTTATCCAAATCACCGGCAGTTCGGCTTTCAATTGATATCACGATCTCACCGTCCCATCTGCAGAATCAACCATAATCGGAAGTCCGGATTTCCCGTTTCTGCCGATTCCTATAATCTCGGTCAACCACGTTTCGCCGTGTGTATCTCCGGAATGAACCAACGAATATACCTCGTATTCACCGGTCAGATCGAATCGGGTGTTCTGATCTGCGACTTTACCGCCCGCCAGTGACATATTCGGCTTCATCATCTGACCGGTGTCAACCGCCGTTCGCTGAATAATGTCATTGTCGATCTTAATTAACCCGTGGATTGTGACTGCAGGATTGAGCAGCATTTTTATTCCGATACCATCATCTGTATATTCCGGCGTGCCGACAAGCCCGGTCTGTGGCGTCAAATACAAGCATTTATCGTCCGGAATCGGATCGGTATATTTTCGTACTTCCAGCTTTCCATTATCAACCTGCACGAATGAATCGGTCGTCCGTGCCTGATCATCTAAGATGTCTGCCGGATAGCCGAAGCATACTTTGCCGCGTGGCAGCGTGGTCTCTGGTAAGTTTTCCGAAACACGCTCAATTTCAATTGGATAATATGCCAGCTTTGCCGCAGCTTCAATCACATCTCGAGGTTTACTGCCCGCAGCCAAAGTGGTACGAATAAAATTTCCGCCGTAAAAACTCTTGCCGTCAGCAGCGATGATCTCCAGCCGATAATTTATGCCGTCTTCACGGTTCCTGAATACTTGTATGATATCGCCGTCAAATATCAACCCGTACTGCGCCGCATATCCGGCTTCAAGCTGGATATGGAATCCCTCTTTAATGATTTGCGCTTCGGTATCCGGAGCGAGGTTATAAATCACGATATGCGCAATAGACGGTTGTCCTAACGCATTTTTCTTGATTTCAAAGACAGTTCTGAGGTTCGATACGTCTAATGCCGTGGTTTCTTCGTATTGTATAAGTACATGCCACATGCGACCGTATAAGCCGAGATTGGCTGTCGTTGTAATTTCCTGTCTTGCGCTCATGCCGTATCACTCCAGACAAGCAACCAATCGCCACCAAGATTTTCTGCATTTGGATATTCATCCTCCATCTGGTGAGCGGGGATAATGCAAGCGGAACCAATCTCGAGATACGAGTATTGCTCCAGTATATTCTGCCCGGGCAGCATAGGTAGATTGTTGATTAAAATTAAACCGTTTGTGTCAGATACCGTCACATTCCAGTACCCGGCAATCTCGTTATACCGAGTAGTAAATACCAGCGTGACGTTCTTTCCATCAACCGGGATTTTGCATGAAAATGTATTTCGTGGCTTCGAAGTAATCGGTATAATCGAATACATCACTTACCTCCGATAGAATCGTTAATCGCAGATAATATGCTTTGATTATTCGCCGGAGAATCGGTATCAACCGGTTGTGCACCTGAATTGGACGATCCCGTGGTTTGTGAGCGCGCGGACACCTGCACTTCAGCGACTTGAGCTACATCAATCTGCTCAAAATGCAGCGTACAGTTTAAGCCGTGCAGGGTCTGTCTATCGTCGGGAGCTTCTGCGTGAACTAAGAGCATATTATGATACGTTCCCAGCCGTGTAACAATATCAACCGGCACTCGGGCTATAATCATATTCGCAAACAATGTCCATGCAGATATGCCGCGGTCACCGGTAACTGCAGGCTGGCCGGGCGGTGCAAAAAAATTGGTAATCGGAATTATGCTGGTGGCTTTGTTATAAACATCAAGCACCGTGTCAAATAACCGATTTCCCGTTTTAATTGACCGCGCGTAGACCTCCGCGTCCGATACCATTACATCAATATCAATTTCCGCCGGGAGCAATATCGCGTGGTCGGTCATAACAGAGCCGGATTGTACCGGATAATGCGTTGCTTCCACAGATAAAGAGTGGTTCGTACGCATAATACCAGAAAATGCAGCTCCGCCAATTGTCCATTTCGGTGTATATAAAATATAGTCCTCAAAATTATTAAACGCAGTGGTGTAATCCAGCAGCGTTTGATTGTTAAATACTTTTGCAACATCTTTAGTAAAATCCGTCCAGCTGGCACGGGATGATGTGATTTCTTTTCCATAATCTTTGATTGACGTAATTAAACTCACTGCATACCCGCCCCCCTGTCGTAAATATTACCGATATCACGTTCCGGCAGTACCTTTCTTATCTCCGATGCCGCTGCACGTCCAATGTCCTGCGGATCTGCGTCATTTCCGTACACGTTAATTGTGACCGGCGCATTCACCGTATTTTTAGAGCTGCGGGAATCGGCAAAGCTGCTTGTCCCCACAAGATTACTGACAGTACCTGTCCACTCGCCCCACTTCGTTTTTATTGCATTCCAGCCGTTTTCAAGCACCTTTCCTGTATTAGCCGCCCTTTCCAACAATGACGGACTCTCAGACGGCGTTACATCCGGTTCCTGTGGCGGCGGTGGCGGCGGGGGATTATTCCGCGCCCATTCGTCCGCTTCCTGCTGTATAATCGCTTTCGCGTCAGCACGTTCCGAATTCCAGCGGTCATGCAGATTTTCTGCCGTGACGCCCTCGCTGTTTCCGGTATATTTCATTCGCTCGTTGTAAATTGCGTCAATTAAATTTTGCTGTGATTCTGCCGACATATCAATTGCGCCGGCACCGCCCAGATTTTGAATTGCTCTTGCAATGAGTTCTGTGCCCGGTCCGTGCTGAACGGCGACAGACCATGCGGCTTCGCGGACACCGCGGGACTGCTGATCTAAATTCAATCCTGTTTCATTCAATACGTGCTCGACCTGCGGCGCATAATGCGTTCTTGCAATATACTGCCGCTGTGCTTCGCGGAATCCTTCCGGATCTTCGCTCGCAATATCGCGCCATTCCTGATCAAACCCTGCAGACCCGATATCTCCTGCATTAGTCAAGCGCGAATACCATTCCGGATTCGTTTCAGCAAGCTGTTTTAGAAAATCGGGCATATTCGCCGGAATAATCTGCCAGCTGCCATACGCTCCACCGGAACCCCCTGTGGTACCCGGTGCGCCCTCATATTTTTGAGAAAGCGCACCAAGGCGCGGGTCCGAAATATCGACACCGCTGGAGAACATATTGCCGATGAGAGCTTTTGCTCCGGCAAAATCTCCGGTTAATAATTTCCCGATGATATTCGCAAATTTGCCAATGCCGGAAATCATCTTCGCAATAATAACAACAATCTGTTTCAGGACTTTTTTAAATGACGTCCAAGAGCGAGTTTTACTTGTAATGCCGTCACTGATTTTGAAGAATTTTAGAATTCCGTCAATCAGTGACGATATGCCATTTACTAAGGACGTAACACCTTGGCCGAGCGAATCAAATGCTTCTGAAAAAGCATTGACTGTTTCGGTATCGACAACGTAACTCCATAGCTCGGACAGTTTATCAAAAAAGCTCTCGCCGAGGTATTCCGTAATGTCATAGAGTGACTTAGCCAATCGCTCAAACGCAGCGACAAATGCCTGTAAACGTTCGGAATGCCCGATCCAATGAAAAAATCGGCTGACATAATCAACCATGACCGACCATGCTTTATTACATAATTCTAAAACACGGTTCAGCTTCTCCCATTGCTCTCCAAACAGGCTCTTCTTGCCGTCCATGTAGGCAAAATAATCATCCAAGAGCAGCAATACACCGCCGATCGCCATGGCCATAGCACCGATCGGTCCCGCAAGGAATGCGGCAATTGCAGTACCAAGCGCAAGAAATGCCACTCTACCATTATGCGGCAGCCGCTGCCAGAATTCGTTAATTCGCTTTCCGATGCCGGACAGTACCCGCCAGACGGCAAATGCTATATTCCGGACAAAACCGAAACCGGTCGCAATCGTTCGTGTGATGCGTGGCAGATTAGTGATGATATATTCATTAATGGTCTTGAGCGTCTTTTTCGCATTGCCGAGCGGCGTCGCAAGGTCTTTAACTATATAGTAAGCAACCCACTGCATACCGGCGGCGATTTCCTGTTTTAGCCGCGTGAATTCAAATGCCAGTTCCTGCACTTGATTCATGGCGGCCTTATAGCTGCTACCCGCAGTCATTGCCGCACTGTCAGCCAATAACTGACGATACTGTTCGCGGAGCTTCGGATTGATCTGTACTTCATTTGCCGATTTGCCGAGGGCATCCAATGCCATCTTCATCTGCTTCGCCTGCCCGGCGGAAACGAACATTGTCCGTCCCAGCGTTTCATACGCCATTTCCTGATCGCCCATGGACTTTACGAGTGATACTCCAGACGCCACAATGCCACTAATCGCCGCCGTTACAAGTGCGCTGGCTTTCGCCAGTTTCGGAGCCAGCGATTCCATCCCGCCGACCATTTGATGGACGGAATTAACCGCTTTCTGTAACTCCGCAACCGACCGCGCGTCGACATCAGTACCCAGCTTGACCAGATATTCTTCAATGTAGTTTGCCGCCACTATGCATCACCACCATTCATCATTTCCGCATACTCCTGCGCCCTGCGCTTGTTCTCCGCCTGTAAGATGATCATTTCATGAGCATCCAATAGATCGTCCAACGTGTAGGTACCATCAAATACTTCTTTCTGCTGCCACATGCCCTGCATGACAGGCAAGTAAGCAAAAGCGTTAATATTTACCGGCTCTGCGACGGCGTAACCTGCTGAATCCCTGACAACAGGGAAGTCAAGCCGTCTTCGCCGAAAAAACCGGATAAATTAAATACCAGTGCCTGCGCTGTAAGAACGAATACAGCCACGGCTTCTTTTTCAAGCCCGATGACTGCAAAATTCCCAGATGTATCAAGTACCGGCGTAACACCTGCAGGAAGAATTTCTTCACAGGCACGCAAAGCCTCAGTCTGCAGCTTTCCGAATTCTCCCTCACTCATAGCAATACTTGACACAATATCATCCGTATTGACCAGCTTTGACATATCAGAAATATCTGCAGGATTCCCCGCGTGAATCTGCAGAATGGACGGCAGAAAACGCGACATGACTGTATAGAGAATATAGCTGCCGGTGCGTGCGTCAAATTTATTAATTCGAAATTTACGCTTCTTTCCGGCAACCGTGAGTTCAATATCTTTGTAATTCATAGTTCACCTCACGCCCGATTCAGCCGCTGAATATCGCCGAAAAGCAGCACCCAGCTAACATTCTGTCCCTGAGATTCAAACGGTTCATCCGGTTCCTTCTGAAACGCACCGTAAGAGCAGGAAATCGTCTTGCTCATTTTCGGAGCGCGAATTGTCAAGCTGATCTGCGCCCATTCATCAGTGGATGCAGACCACAGATAATTAAACAAACCCTGCAGCCAGTTATGCAAAGGTGACGTCTGCTGGGCATTGATAGATACAGTGCCATTGTTACCTGCAATCTTGCTGGTCATGACAGAGCCGTCTGCAGCAATATTCTGCTGGGAGCGTTCCGTCGATTTGCTGACAGAAAAATTCCCGATACCCTCGCCGTTAACCGAAAACTGTCCGTAGGACGGATGCGAAATAACGGCGGTAACGTCGGTGAAAGAATAAGTTGAGTATCTCATGTAATAGCCTCCTCTTAACGATTGACATCAACCTGCACGACAACGGAATGGATAGCCCCTGCGAGCTTCAGCGCGATATAGATCGGCGGAGCGATACGGTTATCACGGTCAGACTGGGACTGCTTGTCAATCGGTTCCGACTGAATCAGATACCCGTTCGGAAGCGTATCGCCTGCGGTTAGTTCAAGGATATCATTTCCTTTCCAGATGCCACCTGCAAGGAATCCGATCTTGTTATATTCCTGACAAACGTCCTCTAATGCCCTGTGCAGGATCGTCATTCCGGCTTCCGTCTGCGGAACCTTGGAATTCTGTACCAGTCGATCCATAATCGCAAGCTGGCAGTCGTTCTTGAATTTATCAAGGAAAATAATTTCATCGAAGAAAGAACCGTCAGCCATGACGCCTTCCTCAAGCATGTTATAGTACGTGCCGCGGTTCACATAGACATTGCCGTTTGCACCCTTGATTTTCGTTACGGAATTTGATGGGAACACGGAAGTGGCATTCTCCGTTTCCACTCCGGCAAGAGTTTTGAATTTTAGCGTGAACGCAGAGTTAATCGTACCGGTCATAAATGCCATAGCATTTCCGATGGCGGCAGCCACAGCGTCGGGATGTTTAGTGGAAAACAGGCCGAAACAACGGCGATACAGTTTGTTCTTCGCTTTAACGAAAATACTGTTATCCGTAGCAGCAGCGTCATTTTCGGTATTGCCGGAGGTGTACGCATAGACTGTATCCGGCGTACAAGAATTGGTATACTCGAGATTCGCCAAGTGCTGTTCCGGCGTCTGTTCTTCACAGACGATCCCAACATACCATTCATAGTTAGCTTCACGGCACGCCTTGAGTGCCTGTACGGCAGTCTCCGTTACAGACTTCACTGTGGCGATACAGCCGACCATGAATTTATCAGGTTTTTTATTCTGCCCCATAAGCAGAGCAGCGGCTTTATACAGGCGGTCGGTGAGTTTGAACCCATCCTGCAGCATTTCATCCAGAGATGTATACTCGCGGACGCGTTCTGCTGCCGGAATAATATCGGTCTTGCCGATCAGGCAGCATACATTGAATCCTTTTCTGACTGCAGATCGCTGAGAAAGATTAACAATAATCTTGACAACGCTTGTCAGGTCTAACGGTTTAAGCGGCATATTAGCCTCCTTTTTAATAATCAGGGAGCATTAACACTCCCTGTAAAATCATCTTGATTACCAGAACTGGGCACGGAATCGTGCGGAACGGTAAGTGTGACGTGTTCAATAGCTCCAACGTTTTCCGTGTCAACGTAAAGTTCGTTGTAGCGTAACGTCATATCAGACCGTTCCCACCATTGTCCGTTAAATAACTCCGGAGAACGTACGATAGCAGGATTTGTGGGAACCAGACACACGTTCTTACTCTCGAGAGTTCTGCGTGTCTTCTCCCAAAGGACACCCGCACGCACCTGATCCAGCCATTCATGCCCGTCCGTGCCATAGCACGTCAGCAGTATATCCCAGACCCGTGTTCCGACGTGATCACGATATACGGTGCCGTTCTCGGTATGATATACCGGAGAACGGTCATTACCGTAACTGTCGTCGGCCTCATGCAGGTATAAAAACAAAACGGTATCCGAAATCTTGAACCCCGGTGCGCCGTCTGTTGGGTACGACACCCGCACCGTAGAGCCGTTCACCGGCTGTTGAAGAATGTCACAAATTGCCGTGCGGAGCAAAGACTGCAGAGTTTTAATTTTCATTTGTCCCGTTCCTCCCGAGCATAATTCCGATCATCTTCGTATAGCCGGAATCCTGCCAATTCTCAAGATGCATAATTTTATAAGTATTGCCCGCATACCGTAGGCGCGGCGGCGGGCTGGCGGTTAAATCAAGGTCTATCGGCTTGCGTGTCCAGAATGTGATTGAGCCGGATATCCGGTCGGCTTCCGGAAGCATCTCCAGATCGTCTTTGCCCGTCGCCCTCACGACACCGCTGACCGTTTCCGGAGCGGCCTGTGATACGACATACTCGCCGTCCTGCCACTCGCCCTGATTTTTAACAATCTGGAACGTAGTGACGAAATCCGGATCATCAAGCAGAAACGAAATATCCAGCATACAATCAATCCTTTCTTACAACGTATGTGATAGCCTCCTGCATCGCACCGGTATCAATAAGCGGGCGACTTGAACCTTTCAGCGCAATCGTCCGCGGACTGTTCGGTGCCCATCCATTACGCGGATCGGTAAACCATTTCTTGGCGTACGATGCCGCCAGATTACCCGCACTTCGCAGACCTCGGTCATTCTTAGTCTGCAAATATTGTTTAACCCCTGCATTCATAACCCGGGCAATAACGGCTTTATTAGCCGCGATGGCAGGTTCAAGGACCGGACGCGGCGGCGAAGCCCAGAGCGGCGACCCGTGAGATTGCAAATACAACTCATGAGCCTCGCTATACTTCATTCCACGCTCCACATCCTTGTCCATTTCCTGTCGCATGGCTTTTCTGCGGATGCCGTGCGTGTGCAGGTAGAGCAGTTCAGAGCTAGTCACCGATTCGCCGTCACGTGCCGTTCTGTCAGATGGTATACCGACTAATACGCCGATTTTTCCCAGTTCTTTCATGCGGGCTGCCAAGTCAAAATCGGCGCGTTGCTTCTTTACTACAGTCAAACCCATATCATTACCAGATTACCAGATTGTCATACCGCCCATGGCGGCAAGCTTTGCCAGCTGCACAAACTGCTGCCCGTATACAGTTTGAGAAAATGTCCCCCAACCTGCAGATTCACTCGCAACCGAGCCGAAATCATATCCGACGGACATATCTGCAACCGATTTACTCGTAGCGACACCTCGAGATAATCCGGCATTGATAATCTGCTGCGTGCTTGCGCCGTCCGGCGTGGACGACTGCAGGTATAGCGTGAGAAAATGGGCAATATATAACCCCATGCCCATCTCCCACAAGTCATTCCAGCGGTCATACTGCAGGCAGTTCATAGCCATCTTGAGCCATGCTTTCCTGACGACTTCCGACACGTCTTTAAACTGCGGATACATCGTCAGAAAATCGTCCATTGTATATTCGGGATTATTATCACTGCTCCGGATATTCGACGCAGCAGCGATAATCCCGTATATATTCATCAGTCACCTCTGGCCGCTTTGACGGCTTCAAGAAGTTCAGCTTTTGTGGACTTATCAGACAATTCAAGTCCGAGTTTCGTGCCCATTTCGATGAGTTCCGCTTTCGTCATATCGTCCAGCGGATCAGTATCGGCAGGTTTGTTTTCCGGGATTGTAATAATCCCGTCCTGCATCGCCCAGTCAAACATCGGATCGGCTTTAATCCATTCCGGCGCGTCAACCAAATCCATCTCACGGGTGGCAAAAATCGCCCCGGTTTCTGGATTGCGGAAACCTACCCGCTTATGAGCAAAGATAACCATAGCTACCTCCTTGATTAAATACCGTCGCGATAAACGAACGGTTCAGTGTAGTGTACTTTAACCTGACCGACAGCAGACACATACAAGCTGTCGTAGGATGCATTAGCAACTACCGGCTGTGTCATTGCACGAGTGAGCGGCACAGGAACATCCATGCCGACGAAGCGTTCTTCATTGACATAGCAGATCATGCGGTCTTTCTGGCCGACGCCTGCTTTTTCGCACCAGCGGCATTCGCCGATAAACAGGTCGACGCCCTTATTCTTAGCAATGTTATTCTGCTTGAGATATTCAAGAATGGAGATTGCACCGTTCACTCCGGCGATGGAAACCATAGTAGTTACCAGATACCCATACTGTGTCGGCGGAATCAGAATATGGTTCGGAATAGCAGTCTGGTCGTACCCGGAAGCAGCCCACCCTGCCATGATTGCCTCGTTGATATCGGTAAGGATTTCAAGCGGCGTTTTCTTCTTCCATTCAGTGGCAGCGGCAGCACCTGTTGCAACGGAAACCGGTGTTACTTTAGACTGGTTCACCAGCCCTTCGGTACCGTAATCAGCATTACCGATATAAGTATTGCTGTCCATGTACTTGTCGTAATCAAGACGGATACCGGTGTTATAAATCTGTTCGATAGAGCGTCCGGTTACAGCACCGCGCTGCATATCAACGAATTTAACACCCATGGTGATTTCATAAGGCAACACCTTAAATACGTCTTTACCGACGTTCGCCTGAATCCTGCGAATAGCATTCTGAATGCCGCCGGTTTCGGAGTTACCGCCGACCGCCGCATAGTCGACATTCATCGCGCTGGTGGATTCTACCCATCCGCCGCCGGACTGAATACTAATATCCCGGGGATATGTAGTGCTGGTCAGCGGTTCGCGCAGTTTCGGATCGATTTTTTCAAGTTCGGACACAAGAAAGGACAGACCGCCGGAAATAGCGGAGCTGTCAAAAGTCGGTACGGCGTTCCCGTACATGGACGGCATCGTGATTTTTCTACCCATAATTATTATTTACCTCCTGTTAAACGCCCTGACGGGTTACAATAACGACCTCGGCGACGTTATTCGCATCTTTACCGGTCGCCCACTTAGCATTAGTAAGCTGTACTGTATTTGTTGCATCTGCAGCTGCTGCGAATTCTCCCATTTTGTGACCGCTTGCGGCTGCTTTGTATACATGCACGGCACCGCCCACAGTCGGATTCCCTGCAACACATTCAACCATGACCGCACCGCGTTCGAGAATATCGCAGTTTTCATTGGCTGCATAATATCCGTGGTTCTGATCAGGATAAACGAGCGCGGACTTTACGCGGCGCATAGCAACGCCTGCAAATGCAGCAGCGGTGCCTGCCCCTGCACCCAGCAGCGTACAAGTTCCATCGGCTCCGATTTCAACGGCAGCACCGAACGGGATATTCGCAGCACCTTTCTTTACCGGTCTGGTACGAGAAATTTCATCCCCCTGACGGCTAATCTGTCCGGGATATCCGAAATTAAGAGTTTTTCCAATAACTGTTCCTGGCATAATTATTTACCTTCCTTTCTGTAATGAGGATTCATTTTTCTGCAGGCTTCCCCGAAATCGGATGCGTGAGCCATGCCATGGTCTGCAGCTTTTGCATGCAGCATTTTTGCATAGACGTCATTATTCTTCTTTTGTGGAATCAAAACGTCGCGCAAACTGTCAACTGCCAGCTGACGCTGGTCGGCCGGCAGGTTAGCAATTGTCGGTTTAATCGCCCGCAGAATAGAACGAGCTACCGCACGGTCAACAGTCGGTTTTTCGTCTTCATCGTCCTCGTCTTCGGTTTTAATATTTTCCGGAGCTTCGGTGACGGACTCCTCGTTATCAATCGGATCTTCATCTTCAGATAATTCTTTCTCGAGATTGTCCAGATCGTCCGGTTTTTCATCGTTCATGCGCGCTTCCAGATCGGCAATGCGCTTCATGAACGGCGCGAGAGCTGCATCAAGTGCTTTTTTTACTTCTTCTTCCGGTACGTCTTCATCTTTCACTTCCGGCTTTACTTCCGGTTTGGTCTCCGGCTTTTCTTCAGGTTCATTCACCGCGTCCATAGCTTCTTTCAAATCTTCCGGCGTGGTATCTTTATCTTTCGCAAAGACCGCCAGCATTCGACTTACAATATTACCTTTTTTACTCATTGTCTTACCTCCGTTTTTAATAACTGGTTTTTCATCCCTGATGGCTACCCGACTACCGGCTCGACCGTTATTCACGACCGCTATATGATTGCAGACAATATTACATTGTTCCAATCCGCCGTCGCATTCCCGATAATCACACAGATACCCTGCAGATATTTCACGCTTTCCTGCTTCAATCTCGGATATAAGCGTAGCATCATAGATAATTAAATCGCCGATAATCAAATCGGCATTTTCACCGGCACCCCTGCGGACATTCGCACAGGTACCACGGATATAACCGGTCGCATTTCCCGGTTCTACAAATTCAGCAGGATGATCGTCCGTTACCGGTTTTCCCTCAAAGCTCGCTAAAGTAGACTTCTTAAAGACTTCTTCCGGTTTTCGGTACACTTTCACGATTGAGATGTCGCTCATTCCGACCTCGCTGCCCAGGTAGTCCTGCTCACCCGTGCGGGCAAGCGGAACGTTATGACAGATTAAAAAGCCGTCCGTCGTCCGTGTCATATTAGGCGAAAAGCGGCTTCCGTAATAAGCCTGCATTATATCAGACCTCCTACCATTTTAATAACTGCCGATTTGTTCATACGTGTAATTTTTCCGTTTTTATGTACCGGTACCGTGTCCGGTATTTGTTCCGGCACAATAACCGGCTCCGGCGTACATCGGCAATTAAACGTTCCGCCGGGCGGATATCGACCATAAGGCTTCTGATATCCGAGAAATAACGCCTCCGGATTCGGCGGATCATCCCAACAGCACAGAACGCCATCCATTTTTTTATGCGCCGATCGGGAGCGTTCATCCCGCACGCTGCGCCAGAAATACCAGTTGTGTCCCAGATCCTGACAGTCTGCTTGTATCATAGCTGTGTGATATTTCGCCGTTTCTGTGCGAGCAATCAGCTTTGACCTCGCCCGCGTTCGGTTCGGAAACAGTTTTAATATTTCCGCTTCGATATCTTCAGGTCTTCGTCCTTTCGCTGCCTGCTCAGCAGCGTAATCGCTAACCTGCTCCGCTGTAGATAAAGGCAGTGTTTGAATTAGCTCGGCGTTTTCGCGTATCATTTCCTGCACTCTCCTGCCTCGCTCACCGGCCATGGATTTCATCAAGCGCATATACATTTCACGCGTTTTAGAGTTATAGCGTGCAGCCTCACGCCAGTTTCTGCCGACATCAGCAAACAAGCCGGTAATCATTTTACCCGCCAGAGCTTCGGAAAATGCCCGAAATTCTTCGGTTTTTGACCAAGCGTCCATCGCCCGCTTAAATGCGGCATATGAGCTGCAGTTGCGGCATGTAAAAAGCGCCTGCTTTAACAGACGCTCCAATGTCCGCTGATACGCCAGCTCAATCCGCCGTCTCGGCTCCCATAGTGGCATATATAACCTCACAATTGATTTATCATCATAAGAGATATATAATCAAGACAGAAGAGATCAAGGTTGTTAGAAGAGTATGTCTTTCTAACGTAAAGTCATGAGAGTTAATCGTCTTCATGACTTCCTTGATCTTTTTTGTCATATACAAAATATCCGGTAACAAGAAAATTCAGTTTATCATTGAATATTTCAGGAGAAATGATAGCTTGATATTTACCTTTAGTAATCACAAAACGGCCACGCTTATTTATTTTCAACGTTCCATTTTCTATGGTGTCGGATAAATGCGAAACAAGTTCATCGACATCTTCATTTTCTTCCTTGCGACGTTTAATAATATGCTTCAGCCCGACTGCATCATTTCCCCAAATTAACGTAATGTCATCAATATCAGAACGAATAAATGCATTTTTGATATGCCCATTTTTACAATCAAGTAATTTTTGGACGGCAGCATCTCCGTGAGGAGCTTTATGCTCTTGCCCTAATAGATCAAGGCTTTTCTGCTTAAAGCCAATACTATTACCGCCACCGGAGCCACCGCCAGTAAATTTACCGTCATCACTGCGCGGATGTTTGCTTTCTTCGAAATCTGAATCCTGCGTTTCCATCGAAGACATGCCGGGAATATCCATTTCACCGGCAGCTTCCGGCTGATCAGACGCTGCTTCGATCTGTTTATCGGTAATGTTCGTCCACATGCCGGTCAGCTTGCTTGATCCCTGCAGTTCTCGGAGCGCAGTCTTTTCGGACACCAGCCCTGCGGTATATGCCTGCACCACCGCTGCCGTTTGCTGACTGCCAAGGCTTTGTTTTTCATCATTACTCGGGCGGCGTACCGGATTAAATATATAATCCAAATCATCAGGCACCGCTCCCAAAGCGGACATGCAAACAATCGGCAGTAGCTTATCAAGCACCGGACGTAACTGTGATTCCTGCGATTGTTCAATGGTGTCATAGTAATTATCCATATCCGCATCGCCGGTGGAGTTCATCCCTGCAGGCGACCGACCAAATAACTTTGTGACGGGAATCCCGCATGCCCCCGACACGTCCATCATGAACCTGTCATAGACTTCACCCAGACCGGAGAATGTATACTGGTGCGATTCGTAGGAATCATCCTTACCGAGAATCTGAATGCCGTTATTATTCAGCATCATATTCAAGCCCTCGAGCGTATTATACAGAGCCTCCTGCTGCTTTCCGCCGCCATACGCCATCAACTGCTCCATACCATCCATTTTCATAACACGGATATTTGCCATGAACGTTAACAGAGCGATATTCCAAGAAACATTATCACGCTTTTTTAATTCCGAGAATACATGTTCCATCTCGGACGTTCCCCAATAGTTCTCGGCTAATTTCTCGAGATACGGCATTTCACGGCCGGAGAACCGGCAGACGCGGCTGTTGTGCAGTCGGATAACGCCCTGTCCTTCCGGCAGTGTGACTTCGTAATATTCCGGCATGCCGAAATCCGGATCGGTGATATCGGTAATCAAATCGGCACTCGGCATTATACCAGACCAGCGATCCATAATCAGCAGTCCTTTAAACGCACCCGGCATCACACGATCCAGATCCAGCGGCTCATCCATGCGATCAGCCTCACCGTCAATCATAATAATACCGGCAGCTCCACCGTACAGACGTCCCCAATATAGACCGTTTAATATTTTCGAGTGCAGGCGTGTCTGGCGGATAATTTTTGATATTTTCTGTATCTGGTCGGGATTGATATCAGACTGGAAATCATAGCCATTCTTCATCATATCCTGCGGTATAGTGTTAATGATTTTCTGGACGACCCAGTGCGACCGGTACAGAGAGTTCAACACCTGCCAGTTTTGAGTAAACCTCGTTAGCGGATATTCTGTCGCCTCGAGCAGGTTAGGCATACCTGCGCCGCTGCGGGCAAGCGGATTTACAAACTCATCCAGTGTGAGTTTCCGCCCCACGTTCTGCCCGGCGTCGTTCGTTAAACGGCGAGCTTTACTTTTCTTCTTCATAAGCAGACAGCCTCCAGCTTTTAACCATAGTTTTTACACAATAACGCATCGCATCGCATGCATGATCAGATTGTTTTACAGGCTTTTCCTGCCCGTGAGTTAATGCGGCTTTTTCATCCCAGACATAAGACGCCAATTCATCTCGAGTATTCTGGCACCGCTCATGTATATGCAGATGCTGCGTCCGAAATAGCATGGCTACCATACGGATTCCGTCATTGACGTCATTATCCGCGTCCTTAACACGATACCCCGCCTGTCGCAGTAGCACCTTGAAGCTGGCGGCGGACGGGTCAATAATCACATAATCGGGATCTTCGTCGCCGACAAATTGCTTAAAGTCTTCCAGATACTCGGCATCGGATTTCTGCCGCCCCTCTTTGCGGGAATTGTAATAATATTCTTTGTCTAACCAGAGGTCGGTGCCATCATCGTAAACATCTAAAAAGACCATGGGATTAATCGTCCCATAGTCTATGGAAATATATCTCCGGCTCCGGCCGCGCAACTGCTCCGGCCGCGTATCATCATTGTACAGATTCGCGTCCGTAAACATATCGTAAATAACGCCTTCGGCAATCACCCACAAGCCAAGAATCATCCGCTTATACCAGATCCCCTGATACAAACGCATGTAGCGCTCTTTCACCTCATCAGTAAGTGATAAGTTATCATCAAGCGTAAAGTGCAAGTGTAGGATTCGTTTTTCTTCAGCTTTATCAATGTAATCCGTTTTAATGTAATGGTACGGTGATTCCGGATTACAGTTCATCCAGATTTTAGAATTTTTAACAGAGCAGCGGCCAATCATCTGTTCAACGAACGACCGTGGAAACAATGCAGCTTCATCAGCCAGCGCTCCGGCGGCAGTCAACCCTTGAATCACATCCTGACTGGCTTCATTGCTTGCACCGAAACAGTAATATGTATTACTGCCGATCGTTATATAATTCTCTGATCGATTATATGTATACGGCACCTGCATAGAGTGCAGGATCTGAAACATCGGCCGAAGCAGATTACGCTTTAATGCACCGGACGAACGTCCGGCAACGATAAACGCCTGCCCCTCGAACTGGCTAAGCGACCAAAGCAGGAACGCATTCACCATAGCTATTGTTTTCCCGGAACGAATTGAGCCGTCCGCAATAACTAAATCATAATCGGCATACGGCGAATTTTCCGGCATCCACCATGAGAGCAGCTGTTTCTGCTTTCGGGAAAACGGCAGAAATTGAAACGATGCACCCCTATCAATTACCGCCATTATTCCACACCTCCGACGTTCCAGCCTGTAACGCATTTATATAGCCCGCCAGATCGGGCTTGCCATCTGCAGACCCCAGACGTTTAATATTCTGTATTTCTGCCCGCATCTTATCAATGCGAATAATACGTTCCTCATTCTCCGGAGATTCCGGGAGCATATCCTCATATATTCTTAGCATATGTGATAGTGTAGCCATTGCTCTGGCTTGTGTATTCAAAAACGACTGCCATTTATCAAAGACCAATACTTTCTCGGTATGCGTTGATACGGTCACTACCCGCTTACCGGTCGTATCCGTACTTACAGTTTTATCCGTAGTAGTGACTTCCGTATCTCCTTGTCGGATAAATTCAATCATCGCCTGCCACGACGTCATGATCGCGACGAATTTCAAGCTAATCAACATCCACTGTATATCAAGCGGAGATACGCCCCGCAATTCAGCTGCAGCCTTGAGTGTTTCCGGCGTAAGATACCGGCTGTATAAGTTATGCCGCAGACCGCGTGCGCTTATTACCGATTTTTTATTCGAATTACTGCGCCATTTCCGAAACCAACCGTAAATGGTATTTTTATTTAACCCATATTTACTCGCGATTTCAGCACAGGCGACACCGCGCTTGAAATCGTTGTAAGCAGCATTATATATCTCCTCATTCCGCCGCGGCATCACCTCACCTCCGCAATGTAAATTATAAATCTATATAATCGATTATTTCATCGCCACGGTGTAATTTCACATCAGCAGCAGTGCCTACCTGATTAATATATCGTTTAACGATCACATCACAGTACACCGGATCGAGTTCAACCGCCCGGCACTGCCGCCCCGTTTGCTGGCATGCAATCAACGTGCTACCGGAACCGCAAAACGGTTCAAGCACGATTTCATCTTTGCGGCTTGAATTTAATATACCTCGCGTGCAGAGTGCAATCGGTTTCATCGTCGGGTGCTCTTCCGACCGAACAGGTTTCGGTATGCGCCAGATTGTCGTATCGGCGTCCGTGCCGGAATCAACGACCTCATAAGACGGTACTTTTATATTTATATCCTGCATATCGGTCTTAAAATTCAGCACATAACCATCATCCGTTTCCGTAATAGACAGCGGCAGATGTTCATCAATCACAGTAGATTTATTTCGCCCACCGTAAAATTTATGCGAACCATCCGGCTTCCATCCGTACAATATCGGTTCGTGCTGCCATTGATAATCCTGACGACCTAAAACTATTGTATTCTTTACCCAGATTAAGCACTGCTTTAACAGCAAGCCTGAATCCCTAACCGCCCGCCGGAATATATCGCCGGAGCTGTCCGCATGACATATATAGTACGCCCCCCCCATTTTTGAGCACCGCTGCCATCGCAACGAACGCTTCCGATAAAAACAGCCGGAATTCATCTTCATCCATCTTATCATTCTGTATGGTGAGGTGATCTTTAGTCTTACCGACATATTCCACGTTGTACGGCGGATCGGTAAATACCATATCCGCCAGCTGCCCATCCATGACAAGTTTTATATCATCCGGATTCGTAGAATCCCCGCACAAGAGCCGATGGTTACCAAGCTCCCAAATATCCCCTGATTGCGTTACCGGTTCTTTAATATCTGCAGCTTCCGCTTCGGCATCAAAATCATCTTCGCCGACGCCCTTTCCGGCAGCAGCCGATTCAGCCTCACCGATAAGCCGGTCAATATCACTGTCAGAGTAGCCGGTGACGTCCGCAAAATCGCCTGTATCCGCCAATAACTGTCCCAGCAGGTCATTATCAATATTCGATAATTCCGCAATACGATTATCCGCAATCAAATCTGCATATTCCGCCGCTTCCGATTCATATTCCTGCACATCCACAGGCACATCCGTCAGCCCTAAGGATAATGCAGCCAGCAAACGGCCATGACCACGGACAACGAACCCGGAACGCTTAGAAATAGTAATCGGAGCACGCCAGCCCTGCGTTTGTATAATTTTTGATAACAACGCAATCTGCTTATCGCTGTGCTGATTCGGATTTCGCGGATTCGGAATTAACGTCTCAGGATCGCGCATATCTACATACGCACAATAAACCGGTATCATAACGTACCTCACGCACAATGTAAAAAGCGCACCGCGGGAAGGTCAGTGCGCTTTTTACTTAATTAAGGAGAAGATGAATCATGGAAACATTCAGGAGTATTATTTCTTCATCTTCACGCTACCATAATATCACATTTCGATGTACTTTTTTGTACTTTTTTGTACTAAACTCATTTAAAACTGTAAAAGTTCCGGCGGAACAACACGGGATAAATGCACCAGAGAATCATCTTTACGCTTGTTCAGCGGCGTCCTTGCATAATTCATAGCCCGCATAATCTCGTCCCACGACTGATCCAACATATACCAGCGAAGCAGAACCGAGTAAGAAACATTATCCGTTTCGTAAGAAATCACGTTTAATGCCCGCTCACGATACATAATCGATTCAGCGATCGCTTGCTGTACAAGCTGTTCATAATGCTCGATAGCAATAAACAGATCGGACATATCTTTTTGATTCGACGATTGCACCCGTTCAGACAACGCCGGAGATGATATTAATTCAGCGTCCGCCCGACATTGCTTTAACTCATCCTCCAGCGCGGATAACCGGTAACGCTGCCCGCGAACACGTTCCAAAAAACTGCATACATCCATCATTATTCCCTCGGATTGATTTTCTTTCCGGCGGCCGCTTGCTTGAGCCACTCATTAAACTGCAAACATTTAGCCATATCCCGTTCGTACGGCTCGCCCGGTTTCTTTCCTGCACGGCAGAAATATTTAAACATACTGCCCTTGAGCCAGCCGCGAAATTCCTCCGGCGTGAGAATATCCTGCAACATTTCCACAGGCTGCAGCCTTGCGCCGTCAATCTGATAATGCTTGGCGGTAGCCGCTGAACCGTCGGAAGATTCGTCACAGGATTGATTATTATTGGACTGGGTTTTCTGCTTTGATAGTTCACAGTCTATACCTGATACGTTCTCCTGCTCTTCAAATTCACTAATAACCGAGTAAATTAAATCTTCCGCTTTTATCAAATCGCAGACGATATACAGCTTCTGTCCCCGCATACCCTGACGCTCATAATCCTTGCGCGCCTTATCAATTATTTCTGCAGCCTGTTTCAAACTATCAATATCCATCATGCTTACACCTCCACAAACCAACTAATAAACTATACATTTCATCGCCCCAGCGCTCCCAGAATCTCTGCATATACCACTGGAATGTATTTGTATCCGGCCACGTTGCATGACCAATAACCGGATTAAAATTATACGGCCATCCGATTCGGCATATACCGTATTTCTGATTTTCCGTGAGCGTTGTCCCGCAACCCCGAATCATAAACAAGTCCTGAAACAAATTCACATTCCGTTTTCGGGCTTTATCTAATAATTCCGTCCAGCATTGCCAATCAGATGCTCCATACGGGTCAACAATAATATCAGAAGCCATTTTCTGAATGGTCGGACTGAGCGTTCGCCTTGCATTCATCTCTACCTGCTTAATTATAACAAAATTTTCTAAATCGTTTACAATTTGTTTAGAATTAGTTTTCACTTTGTTTATCCTTTCGCCAATTCAAAGTCTAATATGCAATCGATTTTTATAGAAATGGTATGGTAACCCACCACCATGGGTTACCCCTGCAAACTTCGGAGCACCCATAAAATCAGGTAGTTTGACACGGTTAACAAAGGTAACCCGAAAATTCTGAAATACATATTGCTATTTAAAAAGACCTTTTATATAGACCCATGTAACACGCCTTATGTGTATATATATAATTACGGGTTACGGGTTACTTATACTATATTTATTTAGGCGTTATCGGATAAAATCACAGTAACCCATAGGTAACCAAGAGGTAACCCAAGTAACCTGATTTACTCGCAATCCGGAATTGGAATCACTCTAACAACCTTACCGTTATATTTCATCTGTTTTGTTGGTCTGAAATTTCGATCAGGATCATTTTTCGTATTCGTTGATATTCGCCCTGTTTGTACCAATTCTCTAAGTGATTTTTCGTAGCTGATGCCCTCTTCATCCATAGCCTTTCTCAAATGCGCGGGGAATACGTAAGTCGCATTGCCTCGGATGAATCCATAGAGCGGTGACTGCATATGGATATCACGCGACGAAAATTCACGCTCGAAGTGATTCGGATTCGACACGATCCAGCTCTGGATAAATTCCCATGCCCGATCCGGATCGGACATATCCCGTGCTGTAAGCAACGATTTAAACACCTCTGACGCCAGATATAACGCCTGTCGCATAGCTTCAGACTCAGCGATATTCCAGAGCCACATACTCGACAACACGTCCGCCGTCATAATAACTGCCATGGCATCCACATGAGATGATGCATACTCCGCATACGATTGACTGAGCTTCTCGTGCAGGGATGTCCAGATATCATGTGCCTGATCCTTACCGGACAGCAGCCGCCGGATATATTCCGCTCCTGCCCAGCCGTAGTCCTGCATCTGATGGACGCGCTTAGCCAGCTCGTCGGGCATGACGGGAAACGTGTTGATTTCCATGATTCGGTTTTTTACGCCCCGCATTGACGTCTCACGGGTAAGCGGTTCCTCGCCGTTCGCCATGCCGATCGTCCGCCATGAGGATGTTTTTTGCAGACCGGTTTTGCTGGCACGGCCTTTGCCTTTGCCGCCTTCCAGCATGTATACGATGTATTCCAGATATTCCTGCTTCTCCCGTCCCTGTCCGGCGACCTGCCGTTCGTTAATAGCCGCCGGAAAATCGGATAATAACGATAATCGACGCTCTAATCCAGCCTTAGTCGTCAAAAATGAGGTCATGAGCTGATCCGGATTACCCCAGACGGACAATGCGGCCTTCATAGCCGCTGTCTTACCGCCGCCGGACGTCCCCCAGAAATAGAGCATGAAATTACGTTGGTGAAACAGATAGAGTAACGGCGTCGCCATTGATGCCGCGAGGATCAGCCGCGAAAACACATATTGACGAACCTCTTCCGCCGTTTTCATCCATCCGGACATAGTACCTGATACCTGCATGGCCTCCGTGATAGCCCCTTCATCATCCATTTCAATGGCATACTTCGAAATAGCGGGCAGTACGAATTCATCACCGTAATGACGCCAGCCCAGATTGCCCACAGAATATTTAAGTGGAATAGCATCCGGATTGACCGATTCCAGCTGCTGCAGAAATTTAACGAGATGTTTCGCAGTTTCCGACGATACGTTCAACCCGTAATCCGACAGCTTAACGATAGATCGTGCAGAATAGACCGTCGACCGTTGCTGCAGCACGGTTCGCCATGAATTGTAATATCTGAAGCTGAGTTCCAGTTTTTCCTCGGATGTATCCATGTTATAGACACGGCCGGTAATCACCACCGGCGTTCCGGAAGCGGGATATTTTAACAATTCGCCGTCCATGCGTTGCTTGTATTCCACGACACCGGTCTGATCAAAAGAAAACCCCGCAGGTATGATAAGGTCTATCGGGCAATCAGAAACGAGCTGTGCCGTCGATTTTAAGGCCTTGCGGCCGTCGGACGATACAGATGTACCCCCGGACGTTTTGGACGCGATTTTGAGCCGGTTTTGGCGTTCTTTGGCGATTGATTTATTCAGGTCACCAAGATTAACTGCCCCCTGCAGCTTAGCTTTGAAACGTGCGAATTCAATGGGTGCCTGCTGCTGCACCGTTGCCAGTGCGCCGATCACCTCAGGCGTGAATACCGTGTCCGGCGTCGGATTTGATACCGCCCGCACCTTGGCGATTGCCTGCGGCAGTTTTGCCAGCGACCAGCCCGACGGACATTTGACAGGGCATTGATCACAGTACCGGAAGCCCAGCGTGTGCTGTATGTAGTCACAGGTGGTTGGCGACATATTGTCCAGCACCTCAGCAATTTTGCGATCCGTATCTGCAGCCTTATATCGAGATGTGTCGATTTTCGACAGCTCATGGCACGCCTGCACCCCATCCGACGCCCGCGCCAGATTCGATAATGCCGCCACCCATTCCTCATACGTGATTTTTGTGGCGTCCAGCTGACAGTGCTGCAGAAATTTACAGTTTGCTATCATAGCAGCTGCATTGCCGTCCGTAGGATTCCGCTTAAATCTCGGTTCCCGAATTTCGGCGGCAGGTTCAGCGACGTCCACATCCAGAGCCGTGAAAACGGACAAATCATAACGGACATCCGATGATTTGATAATTTCGCATTTGACCGGCTCCATCGGATTTTTGAAATTCCATGTTCCCGGCACCCGCAGAATGCGGGATGGATCAGCCGTGGAATCTACCGTCCACCCGCGGGCAGCAGCCCGATCCTTACAAAGCTGCTGCAGCTTTCGGATGGCCAGAGTAACCGTCTCCCGTGTTTCCGCCGTCAGCATAGCTGGCTGCTTTAAGAGCCAGTATGCATGCAGACCGTGTCCGCTGCTGACGATCACAGATGGCGGAATATCAGCCGGTAATATAAGTTCTGCATATTCAATATTCGGCGGCAGTTTCTGTGATGCGTGAGCCGTATCATCAGCGATATCGATATCGACCCAGATGCAGCCGAGAGCAGACACCCCGGCCGCCGTAGACCGTTTATTTTCCGGTACCGGAGCCGGAGTGCAGCCGAGCGAAAAATAGACATCAAAACCGTCGTCTGTCAGCCGCTGCGATAACTGCGTCACCGCCTCCGGCATATCCGGATTGACCGGGATGGGATATGACCGCTTATGCTGCAGCGTCCACAGATATATCCATCCCGGACAGTTCCGGAACAATTCCGCAAAAAATGATTTAATATCCATAATGCTCCCCACTTAATATCCGCTCCGCATCATTGACGGAACGGGCAACCCCGCAATAGCAATGATTCTGCGCCATATAATCCAGCATGAGCCGCTGCTTCTTGCGCAAAGAACCATGCGGGGATTTCACCTCGATGCCGCAGAATACGGCGATTTTCTGCCCGACCATATCCGGCGTGATTTCGATTTCACGAAATCCGAAGAGATCGGGAAAACCATCCGGCAGTCCCGTTGAAAACCGCCTCGGATGCAATATTCGCAGACAGTCGTTTGATTCATTGATATACGTCCTGCCGACCCATCCGGTGCCGACATTTGCCCGAAAAAACGTTCCCAGATGGTGTTCGGATATATGTACACGGATATCGTTTTGGATTTTATGCTCCGCAGGATTGATAATTTGATTAGGTTCCATATGAGCCTCCTATATGTTTAATTTCCATCATTTTCCGAACCCAGCCGAATTTGTAGCCACGGCGCACGGCAATATTTTCAAGATCCGCACGGCTTCGCGCCCGTCCGACTTCCTGCCTGCGCCGGCGTTTTTCTATGATTTCAAGACTTTCAACTTTTGCAAGCAGTCCATCCTGCGACGTAACCTCATGCTCCTGAATCGGTGGTGCATAGCCGCAATACGGACAGGTGCGTGACGCTGTGTCCCAAACCTGAAAACACTTTGAGCATTGATGCAATGCGAGTGTGCGGTTTTGTTTCTTCTTCGGCTTCGATGCCAGAGACCAGTCCTGCGGCGCGTTCGGCAAGCCGTGCCGAAAACAGTTTCCCACATGGTCGATGATCACTGCACGCTTGTCCGGATTATCCGGATCGGGACGGAGTGGCCGCATGGATTGCTGAATGAATAATGTCAGTGACGCCGTCGGACGGGCAAGAATAACCGTATCCATCCCCGGCACGTCGAAGCCTTCGCCCAACAGATCCACATTACAGAGTATGCGGATTTTTTTATTCCGGAAATCGGCAATAATCTGATCCCGCTCCGCCCGTGGCGTTTCGCCGTCAACGTGAGCTGCAGGGATATCCGCTGCTCGGAATTGAGCGGCCACATGTTCCGAATGCGACCGGCTGACGCAGTAACACACTGCCTGACGCCCGTCTGCCAGCTTTTGATAATTCTTGACGATATCGCCGATAACATCTATATCATCAACCACGGTGGACAACTCTGATTTGACATAATCGCCGAACCGGATATGCACCGTTTTTAAATCGGCCTTGAGCGGCGGCGCGTAATAGTCATACGGTGTGAGCGAATGCCGGCTGATTAAATCATCAACCGACGGACCGATAACGAGTGAGTGAAAAATATCACCCAATCCGTTACCATCCAGCCGTGCAGGCGTTGCCGTGACACCCAGCGTGAGAGCTTCCGGAAACGCGTTAATGATTTTTCGCCATGTTCCGGCTGTAGCGTGATGCGCCTCGTCGATGATAATAAAATCCGGTGCTTGGATTTTATCCAGCCGCCGTGCAACGGTCTGCGTACTTCCAATTTGCACACTTGCGGCATAGTCACAGGCTGCACCTGCAGAAATAATGCCGTGATTGATGCCCATGGCCGTGAACGTCCGATCGGACTGGTCAATGAGTTCCCGCCGGTGGACAAGAAACAGAACCCGCTTACCGATGAGTGCTGTTTTTCCTGCCATCCAGCCGACCATAACCGTCTTGCCTGCTCCGCAGGGAGCAACGGCACAGACGGACGGAGAACCGGCGGTATATTCGGCGGCAATACGGTCAATTAGTGTTTGCTGATAATCCCGCAGACTGATCATTTATCGCGCCCACGGAACACCGACCGGAGCCTGCGGCATGCCGGGGAGCTGTCCCTGCTGCGGAGCTGGCTGCTGATACGGCACGGCTGGTTGAGTATATGACGGAGCCGGTGCTGCCGCTGTCGGCTGCTGCTGATACGCCGGTGCCTGAGCGGCCTGATCGGCGCGTGTCTCCACAAAATCTACAGCTGATAATACGGCATTCATCGACGCCTTGGCTTCGCCGTTGCCATCAATATATCCGGAAACTTCCAGATTCTGTACGTGAGCGACAATCCGGTTTCCTTTTGTAAAATACTGCATAATCACATCGCCGCGGCGTCCGAATACTGAAACATTCACGAATGTCGCCGCCCGATCCTTGCCGTTATCACATGCCATAGAGAACCTGACATATGCATCTCCGCCATTCCTCGGTGTAACATGCTCCGGTTCCCTTGTTAATCTTCCGTATAATGTAGCTGTTATCATGATTTCCTCCTGTTAAAATATAATTTCGCCATCTTTGACTTCCGCGATCTGCGCAAAGCCGTTCCGGCTTAAGTAATCCGTGATTTCTTTATCAAGCGCCGCCAGATCGTCCGCCGTTATATCAGCGGCTGTTTTTCCGGACGGCTTCATTCGCTCCGCCAGATACGCATCCAACGACCCTGACGCGTCCCACTTCATGTCATGCCAGATTCGAGACAATCGTTTTTTGTAAATATCCACCGCCGACAGCATGGCTGACGGTTTCGGCTGTGGCTTTGGTTCCGGTGTATTATTCACCGGCTGCGGCTGGGATGCCGCGAGTGCGGGAGATTCTCCGACTGTCAGCCAGTGCAGTAATGCTTTTCCGCACTCTGCCGACGGGGTGAAATACTGCCCGTCAAACATATTTGTACGGTCTTTGCTGACTGTTGCGGTGTGATTCTGGCTGAGATCGAAAACCGTCGTAAATTCATATTCGATCCCGTCGCGCTGGATCGGTGCCATGCCGACCTTTTGTATTTGCTTTTTCCCGTTGACTTCGGTCTGGATATATTCCGTTTTCGCCCGCATCGTCGCTATTACATGTAACGGGCTATGCAGTATGGTTTCGACTAACTGGTTGTGTAACGGCGTTATTTCCCGCCATGCCGCCCAGCTGTTTCCGCGATATTTGCTTTCTGTAGCTTTACCCTGCTGGTCAAGCAGACCGCCTTCGCCGCTCCACGCATGCGATAAGCTGTCGATGATAATTAACTCAAATCCGGCATTTTCTGCGGTGTGAATCGCCTCTATATATTTCTGTGGGGAATATGGTGGATTTATTGTGACCGTTGAGTAATCACCCAGGTCTGCATATAAATCTGCAGATCCGGATTCTGTGTCAATCACCGCCACCTTGCTCATCGGCACAATGCCGCTGGCGATGAGCAAAGCAGAATACGTTTTCCCCGCTCCGGAAGCTCCGGAAATTGCCAGCCGGAGCTTCGCTTTGCTTCGTTTTGCTTTTTTAAATTCAATCATTTTTATCCCTCCCTGATTTCCGTATCGTATTTAATATTTGCCGGCATTTCGTATAAGAAATCCTGCATGCTTTGATAATCCAATTCGTTCTGCAGTGAAATAGTAAGAACCATTGTCCGTGGCCATCCGGTCGTCTGCGGAATCGGCGGCGGAGCGATTGTCGGCGGTACCGGATCAGAAACCGGAGCCGTAGCAGTGCGGGCGGCAGCTTCAATTTCAGATTGACGCTCTGCGGCCTGCCGGATAAACCCTTTGATCTCTGCATTCGGTTTTTCAAGCACGGCGTCCGTTAATATATCCGGCGTAAGCGGTGTCGCCAGATTATACTCTGCATTAACCGTATTAATATAGGCTGTTCCCATTTCACGGCGGGTTTCTTTGAGTTCCGCCAGATTATCTGCCGTAACTTGCTGGGAATACAAATCCGACACGACATGGTCTATATTAATGCAGGTCTCCGACCACTTTGCTGTTTTATTAAACCAGCGTTCCGGAATTTCAAATAACCGGTATTCCTCCCGCAAGCCTGCGGTGTCGGCTTTTGCCGTAAATTCCCTGCCGATCGCCGCCTGCAATTCATCCCGGCGTTTATTTTCGTACACGTCCAGCTGCTCTTTTAGCGGAGCTTCTACACTGTTGACGATCGCCAACAGGTTCTTACATTGCCGGGCGAAATCATCGACTGGCTTTTTTAATTGCCGCTTGCCATTGATTTCAAACTTCTGGATACCTGTCCGGATTGATACGACTTCCCGAAGAGTTTTCTCCATGTCCTTCTGGTTTTCGTCCGTAACGACCAAACCTGTATATTTCTCAACGAGGTTTGACAGATACGCCTCGACGTCTTCAAAATTCGTTTTAACTGGTAATACTTCCGAAATGATTTTCGGTTCTACCGCCGGAATAATAATTGCTTCTGCTTCAATTGTTTTCATGTTTGTCCTCCCGAATGTGTTATAATAAATGATGTAGACGTACCTTGCGTGCAGCCATCGGATATTACTGTATCCGGTGGCTTTTTTTATCTCTTGATGTAAATTTCCTTATCCTGTCGTCCGAATCGGATCGCCGCATCGTAGTCCTCCATGAAGATGTCGATGCAGTTATCGATCCCGCATCGGTCATTTACGACGTACTCTATACCGTCAATCACAATGACCGTTCCAAATGGCAAGAAATTACAAGCTACACCGCCGACGTGGACGCGTTCGCCCGTTGCGGTAATTGTCCCGCAATCGTAGGGCGTGTATGCGCTACATTCCGAAACAATCCATTCCGCGTGTGCAGGTAAGATTCCTGTAACCCCAATTAGAAAAGCTAATATTAGTTTTCTCCTCATTCCCTCGCCTCCTTCACTTTTACTACAATCAACATTCCCGGCTGCAGGTTTCCTACATCCCGGATCCTGTTGTCTTTCTTGGTTTGCCAGACCAGCTTTCCCATATCATCCTTATCTGTGGCGATTCTTGCGCATATCGTCCAGAGCGTATCGCCCGGTTTTACTTCCGCCTGATACTCAATCAAGCGGGTGGTCGAAGCGGTTATGTACTGATACGCTCCGGCAGCGACGCCGATGGCGAAGGCGGCGGCCATGAGCACCCTGTCCCATCTAATTCTTCTTCGCACTTACCTCACCTCCTGCACGGTATGATTCCACTGCCCTGCGGACATCCTGTAATGTAACCGCTGCCATTCGTGCCAATGTTTGTTGGTCTATGTAATAATCCCATCGCTTCGACCCGTCTCGTTTGATTGCCCAGCCAAGATCGGTTTTGTCTTGGCGGAGCGACCAGCGCAGGAAGTCCGCTGAAATGCCTAGTAGACGAGCCGCAACAACAACCGGTATTTTCATAAATTTTCACCTCCTAATGTAGACCGTCAATCTACTTTTTAATTAAAAAAAATAGTATCTCTTTCTTCAGGTGAAAGCTGCAGTAAATCACTAATCGCTTTCACCTCAGATGTCTTAAATTCAGAATTTCCGTTAATTTTGTTCAACAATCCCTGATACGTCAGGGATAAGAAGTCGGCTACATAGGACAGCTTATAGCCTGACATATTTAATTTTTCTCTTAACTTTTCGATATCGGTCATTTTCTTACACCTCCTCTCGGTAGACCTAAAATCTACATCGCTATAATAACACTGAGTTGATTATAAGTCAACTTTTTTTTACATTTTCATCAAAATTTATTGAATGATAGTCTACATTTTGATACAATGTGATTGCTGGAGGTGAGATAAATGGACAACAATAAAAAGGTTTTTCTCAAACATCTCGGACGACGAATTCGGCTATGCAGGGAAAATATGAGTATGTCTCAAGAAACGCTGGCGAAAATGCTGGGCTATAAATCTAAATCATCTATCAATAAGATGGAATCCGGAATTAACGACATTCCGCAATCAACACTAAAACGAATCGCCGAAATCTTGCATACAACACCTACATTTTTAATCGACGGCGACGCCCCCGATTCTACCAAACCAATTTACCTCCATGATTTACTCGAATCCTCGCAAGTGATGTTTTTTAGTAAAAATGGCAAACCGATCTCCGAAAATGCCCGGAACGAAATTAAAAATTATATTGAGTATGTATTATCAAAGGAATCCGAAGAGAAATGAAACGAATGCTGCCAGTCGTCCTGGATATAATCAAAAAATACGGAACTAATGACCCGAACGAAATAGCAAAAGCTATGCATATATCTGTAAAGAAAGTCCCGCTTCCGGATGAAATCGGCGGATTTTTTCTAAAAGCCGTCTCAATTAAAGAAATTTTTATAAACGAAAAAAGACGCGTATAATACGCAGAACGTATCACTTGCCCACGAAATCGGGCATATTATTTTGCATCGCGCAGGAGAGCATTTATTTGCTATGCATTCTGTGTCGAAACATAAAACACGAAAACAGGAATTCGAAGCAAATAAATTTGCATTTTTACTTATTGCGCACACATGTTTGCGTAATAATATTCAGATGATTGACGGTATACAGGGCGAAAAGCTGCTGACATTTGATGGCGTACTTGAATTATTGGATATATTTAAGAATTATAGTTGCTATCAAGAGGTGTTAAAGTGAAGAAATTTATTATTTGGGCTTTTGTAATAGCCCTATGTCTGAGCAATGAAGTATTTCTCGGCATTGGTCTAATATATCTTTGCTACAAGCTCTATAAAAAATATTTCAATGAACGTGTAAATACATTTATCAGCGGCTACAGTGCTGATCCACAGCCCAGCATGCAGGAAATAAGAAATCGGATTGCCCCGACGATCTATAAATACTTGACACCGTATACCATGGCATGGAAAACGTGGCCAACGAAAATCACATTAACAAAATATGATTATGCGTCAATTCGCAATTTAACAGAAAAAGAAACCACAATTGACATGAATGAAATAACAGAAGAGCAATTCAATCAAATGATAGACGAACAATTGAACAATGCTGCTAATGCTTTATTTTGTAAAAATTTTGACGTTAAGATTCATGAATCCGCATCGCCGAATTACATTGTAATAAATAAAACCGCTCTTATAAAAACATATTATGAAACTTTCGGAATGAATAAATTTTATATTCCACATCTTATAAATTACTCGAAAAAATATCCATTCCAGCTTGAAGAAAATGAAATCATTACTGAATTAACAGCAATCAATCGTCGTATTGCAATAGAAAAACGATCTGCAGCCATAGAGAATTCCATAATAACAAATCGTTCTATTATCTCTAATGTAGATATCCATTACATAGATTCATTGGATGGTGTAGCATTCGAAAAAATCCTCGGTAAAATCTTTGAATCGATGGGCTATTCCGTTCAATTCACGAAAACATCCGGAGATCAGGGGGCAGACTTGCTCTTATCGAAAGGCGATGAGTTAAAGATCGTACAAGCAAAGTGCTACAAAGACAATGTATCGAATAGTGCCGTACAGGAAGCAGTGGCGGCAAAAGCATTTTATAAATACGATCTGGCGGCAGTAGTCACAAATAGTCATTTTACGCAGGGAGCAATTGATTTAGCGGAAGCAAATGGTGTTGAGTTAATTGATCGTGATAAACTGATTGAATTATTAAATGTGTATCCGATTCCCCGCACTTAATCAGGAGGTGAACATTAATGCGAAGAGCGAACGGCTCCGGATCTGTCTATAAGCGTCCGGATAATGCGCACCGCCGGAAACCGTGGGTGGCCGTTGTAAACCTCGGCATGACTGATACCGGCAAACGCAGAAAGAAAATCATCGGCAGCTTCGAACGCCAGCGGGAAGCGCAGGCAGCCATCGAATCATACAATATGAATCCGCAAACGGCGGCAACAGCAGATATTACATGGGCGGACATCTGGGAACGTATCAAAACTGGACGAGAACGCTTGAAAAAACCGTTAAGTAAAGTTCATTTGATGTACTGGAAAAATCACGTCAGCAAAATTGCAAGTCTGAAAATCAGCGAAACGAAAACACTACATCTGCAGCAAATTATAGACGAATCAAACGTTTCCGCATCCGGACAATCCGGTATTATGACTGTCATGCATATGCTTTATAGGTATGCTATCGCTAATGATTTAATCATTAAGGATTACTCCCGATTTGTTGTAACTACAGTAAAAATTAAATCGGATATCCATAAGCCGTTTACAACGGAAGAAATGCGATTATTATGGAAGCATTGTAATGATGATATAGCGCGGATTATCTTAATACAGACTTATACCGGCATGCGTCCAAAAGAGCTGGCAATGATAAAAATGGCAAATGTGAATTTATCCGCCCACACGATGACGGGTGGACTGAAAACTGACGCAGGACGCAACCGGACGATACCAATCGCAGAATGCATCCTACCGTTTGTTACATATTTTTACAGTATTTCCAAATTTGCAAAACATGAATATTTAGTTATGCCGGATCGGCAGCGTGGATTATATGGTAAAAATGGCCTGCTTTCCATAACCTACTCATACCGTAAATATTTTAAGAAAATAGGTATTACAGGACATCTCCCGCACGACCCCCGTCACACATTCATAACGATTGCTGACAATTATAGTATGCCGGAAAAAATTCAAAAAATGATTGTCGGGCATGCTTCTGGCAATAATGTGACGAAAGATGTGTATACACATAAAATTATCCCGCAGCTCATCGCTGCCGTTGATGCATTGCCGCATGGCGAAAACATGACGATTTATCCCGACGAAAATGGAAGCCAACTGGAAGCCACAGATACGAAATAACGCATTTTAACTCAAAACACAAAAACAAAAAATCCAGATAACGTCGATGTTATCTGGATTTTACTAATATGGTTTATTATACTTTTTATATTGTTTATTACGACTTTCTCAGGCAGAACATTATTTCCAGTAT